AAGCTCTGGGAAAGTTTTTGCATTATCTTCAATAACCTCTTCATTTTGCGCTTTTACCTTTGCAATTTCAGCTAAGAGAATTTGTTCTCTTTCTGATTGTGCTGTTTTTACCATATGCATTAGTCGTTCCATTTCTGGGTTACGTGTTCTGCGCATCTCAAGACCAGTAAACTTAACGTCAGACATTTTTTCAACAATGTGGTCTGACGCACGATTTTTGTAAGTTATTGATGCACTCTTATCCTTTGAGACTGCTCTTACATAAAGTGTACTTGAGATTGATGTTATCAGCGTGAAGAGACCTTCATCGCTAACCAAAAGTTTCTCGTCTTTGAAATCTTTGGTGGTTGATCCATACAAAGCTATTTTGTCGCTTGTATTAAATTCAACACGAATAGTTCGGCTAGTGCCTTTGACAACAAATTCTAAAATTTCGTTTAATTTTAATTTGTTCCAGCCATCGAGAGCTTGAATTTGATAACGTTTCATTTTTTTTTCCTATATGGTTATTTTGCCCCGCTTTCGCGGGGCAGGGGAGGGGACTTTTAAGCTTTTGTTAATCTTGTTTGATCAACATCTGCCATTACTTGATCATAATCGTCGGTTGCCTCTTTAAGTGCTCCGCCGAATACTGTGTTTCCTGTAATTTCAAATGTACCGCGTGCAGTAATTTCAAATGCATCAGATGTACTATCAGCAAATACTTTGTGATGGACATTATTACAGAGATAAAAGTCCTCTGTTAATTCTGGATCAACCGTTTCGTTTGCCCAGATTTTTTGTCTGTCCTCATCAAATGCCGCATCGACTTCTGGTCGGTAATATTTACCGCCAATATTCGGCGCGCTACGCATGTACTCATGGTTAAGCGGTGCATAACCAAATACGGCATTAGGTGTAGAATGATCCACATCAATGTGATCGTTTGTGACGATACTTACTTTTTCTGGGTCAAGTTCATCACGTGTGAACTCAGGATAATTACTTACTGATGTATTATGTAAGTAATGATCTTTTTGACGCTCAAATAACTGCTCTGGTGTTATTTCAGCTGTTACAACAATTACGGCACCTGTGTTTATAGCGGGAGTTCTCATTGTTATATCAACCAATGCACCACCAACTGTTACAGACTCGTCAAGATTTGCCGCGTCTGATGCAAAACGCTGTTGATAACCCATTTGCGTGCGCTGTTGTGCTAATAGTATTGGTTGCTTCATTGCTTGGTCAGGGATTCTAACTCCCGCCATCAATAAATCGATAATGTAATCGTCATCGTGACCTTGATACATGCTCCTTGCTTTGGCAAAAGCTTGTGTCTTTTTAGCAAGTTCAATATTTGATAATGATACTGTTATTCCATTATCAGATAATTCAGCATATATTTCTTCGCCCCAATTACGAATACCATTAGTACTAGGTGGTACTGTATTAGGAGAACCTGTTGGTGCATATATATTGCCATTACCACCAATACCGGCAGTATCCTGAGATATTAGTGGTAATTTTGATCCAACAATATTTAATGCGACTTCGCCGTCAATTATTGCCTGATCAAAATCAGGTACAATATGTGCCATTGTTGTATGATTCCAGAATGCTTGTGCCAATGACGTATCTGTCATAGTTCGCATTGATAAACTTGAAGATCGTTCTTTGCGTCTAAAGTTTACAACAGTGTTATATGCCTCGATGTAATCGCGGTTCACTGTTGCTGAACCTTGTGCGTGCATACCTAAAGTTTTATAAAACTCATTATCAGCTTGACTGAAAGTATGTGTTTCAATAAATGGGATTGGCGTTTCGCCATCCTCACGTGGTACGCCTTGATATGACCTGTTTAAATCGTCCATTCCATTAAAACGATCAAATGCCAACTTAGGTACTAAGTGAGCATTTACAGTCACATTTACGCCGTTAAATAACGTCTCAGCAGTTTCCATCATTTCCACTGCGATTTGCATTCTTGATCGCTTTACACCGTCTTCGCGGAGTAGTGGTATACATGCCACAGGTATAATTTTACCTGCGTTTCCTGATGTAATAACTGTCTTTTGATCAATCCTTGTTGATCGCTTTGGCGTCAGCGGTGTCGTCAAAAGATTATTTTGATTCATTCCATTCATTTTTTAACTTTCCTTTTTAGTTTATATTGCTTACGGCAATTCTTGCATTTACATGGTTTTTTCTTTTTAATACGCACTTCTTACGAACCCGTTAATTTCATCTTGGGTTTTTCGTATACCATCAGTAAGACCGCGTATTCCTTGTGGTGAATTTTTTATAATCATTTGATTTTGTAATTTTTGAAGTAAATTAACTTCAGTATTATATCGTTTATCACGATATTTTGTGCCTAAATCTTGTATAAAATTTCCTGCATCACGCATATATTTTGTTGCACCTGCTACAACAGTGACAGCTCCTGCACCTAATAAATTAGATAATTCTAATTCTTCTCCTGGTAGTCGCCACTTATTGCCCCAAGGGTCAACGTATACACTCAACATTGATTTTTGTTCTGCTGATACAATACCTTTATCAGTTTGAACAAAATCTAATGTTACTGGTGTTTGTATAACATCATAAATTGCATTTGGATTTGATGAATTTAATCTTCCATTTGTGTATTTAGTAACAGGATTTAATATATCTGCAGAATTTATTGTATTATTATTAACTAAATCTGGCATTGAATTTGATACTTGATTTTTCAAGTATTGCATTTCCAAGCTTTCTTTTTGAAGATTGATTTGTCCGCGTTGAAAGCTTTGATAACCTTTAAATGCGTCTCCCATAACGTCTGTAAAATTACGACTTGGCATTGAAGATAGTAGGGGGGCTACATATCTTGTTGTGCCAACTTGTGTTGTTGTTGATGTTACTCTTGAATTTGCTCCTGAAGTTCGCAATGCTGTTAATGGATTAATACCCGCTTTTTCTGCGTCTCTTATAACGCTATCAAAATCTGCTTCGTTAGTAGTCACTGTTTCAATAGGACGACTATTATTTTCCATTTGTTTGTTTGTGTTTTCAGCCGCTATTGTTGCAATACGATTGTTTTCTGCAACTTGCTTTTCAAGTGTTTTTTGTGTTTTTTTTCCGTCTAATGCTCCGCCTAGACCTGATCCTATTACTGTTCCGACTGGGCCAAGTAATGACCCTAATGCTCCACCGATTGCGCTAAAAAATCCCATTATAATGCTCCCATAAATGGTGCAAATAATGCGATTCCTAATATTATTCCTGCTATTGCATGAAATATTGTTTGTTTAATCATTTTACATACCTCCGTGATAAGAGGTCAATTCCAATGCCGCAAGCGACTGTCATACCAATGATTATGCTATCGACTTGTGCGCTAGCTATACCTAAACCCGCAAGATATGCGCCTAATAAGGTACCACATCTAGTGATGATAGGTTTTAGTATTTGTTTAATTAATAGAAATTGCAACTTTTACTCCTCTTT